TCTGAAACACCTTGCTACCCGTGTTGATCTTGTCGGCCACCCGGGCGATCTGATCCATATCATCGCGGAAGCCGCTGCCGTAGCGTGCGCTGCTGAACAGCTCCTTGCGCGCCTCCGGGCTGAGGTTAGCCCAGTTGGTGAGGAACGTGCGCATCGAAAAGGCGTCGCCGCTGGCGTCCTGCTGCCCCTTCGAGGCTCGCCCCATTCGCTGCAGGAGCGACGCTGTGACCTCTGCGCGCGCCTCTGGCGGCAGCGCACCCATCACGCGTCGTAGCGGCGTCGCGCCGTTCTGCGCGCCATTGAATAGCGCCACGTAGGCAGCTTCCGGGCCTCCGTTCTTGTCGATGATCTTCTCGATCTGCTCGATCCTGCTGGACCCCAACTTGTAGTAGTTGTTCGCCCTCTCCATCAGTTGGATCGCGCGCGGGTTGCCGGTCGCTCGCACCGCATTAGTCATGTCTTCGGTCAGGTTCGTGTAGAGCCCGCGCAGCTGCTTCACATCAAAGTCGGGGTTCAGGCCGGCGCCGGCGATCTTCTCGCCGACCATCGAGCGGATGCCCTTCAAGGCGCTGTACGGCAGTGCGCCGTTATTCGCTGCCAAATCGGCCTGCACTGCCTCGGCGAGGCGATCCATGAAGGGATTGGCCAGCACCTCCGACGTGTTGGTCGCACCGGCCGTGGGCGCGGTGATGTTGGTCAAGTACGCATCAGTTTTCTGCGCCGCCACTCGCGTCGTGGGCGGCATGAAATGGTCCAGCGCGTTGTAGAGCTGCTTCGACGTGTTGCGAAACGACTGGATGAAGCCACCCGGCCCGATGATTCCCTGCTGCACCGACGTGCCGACCTGCTGCGGGGTGAGATCGGCGCCGTTGGGCGCGATGGCGTTCGACATGTCGTCCAGCCGGTCGCGCACCTGCTCCTGTTGCTGCCGGCCCAGGCGCTCGATGCGACCCGCGCCGCCCGGAGCGTTGCCCAGGTACGACTCCAGCGCCTGCGCGGTGCGGCTGCCCGTCGCCTGGCCTACGCTGGGCGTGGTGCCTGCGGCGTCGAACGCAGCGATGGTGTGGCGCAGGCCCTGGTTGTCCTGGCCACGCAGCGCGCGCCGCGTGGCACCTGCGAAGGCCGTCGGGACCGCGCCTACTGCTTCCGGGATGAGCTGGGCCAGCCGATTCGGCGCGAGCGTACGCCCCGCCAGCGCCACGGTGCCGCTGGCCGCGCCAGGGCCCAGTCCGCCAAGCAGTCCGGCGGCGATCTGCATGCCGGTGCCGCCGCCCGCCTCGCGCATGCCGGACGACGCCCCGGCGCCGGTGGCGGTGCTGATCGTCTGCAGGGTGGGATTCGCGGTCAGCAGGTCGGCCAGGCGGTTGGTGACGGGCGCGGCGGTGCCGACGCGGCCCAGATTCGTCAGCGCGTTTACGCCAGCGCCAATGCCCATCGTCAGGCCGGTGCCGGTCAGCGCTTCGCCGATGTCGCTATAGACGCGTTCCCGGGCCGTCTGCGGCCTGCGCATGCCCATCTCGTCCGCGACCTGGGCGGCGGCATCGTGGTAGCTGCGGCCACCGGTGCCCAGCTGCGTGCCCCAGCCCGCCGCGCGGTCGATCGGGTCCAACACGTAGTGGTTCAGCGCGTCGCCGCCAAGTTGGCCATAGAGGCCTGCGGCACCCTGCAGCACTTGGCGGCCGCCGTACTCGCCCAGGAAGCGCCCCACAGCGTTGCCCTCCTGCACCTGCGGCACTGCCGGCTGGCCGGACACCATGCGGGCAAAAGCCGATTGATTGGCGGGGTTGGGCGCAGCAGGAGCAGCAGGAGCCGCGGCGCCCGGCTCGTCATCCCAAACCACCTGACTTAGGTCGATCGGCTGTTGCGCGGCGTCCGCGGCCTGCTGTGCCTGCAACTGGCTTTGGCTCACGCCGCCGGTGATGTCGATTTCCAGCGGCTTATCGCCTGCCGCTGATGCCGGTTCGTCGTCCCACTTCACCTGCGCCAGGACAGACGGATCAATTGCCATAGTCGGTGGTCCCGTCGCTGTATTGGACGACGCGCCGGCCGTCAGGAGTACGGCCGGAGCGGACGATGGTGCGGCCTTCGTTGGCGGCCGCGGGGGCGATAGCCTGTGCGCGCGGCGCCACCTCCAGCGGCTCGCCATCAGGGCCGCGGCCGTAGTTCTTGTACAGCGCGCCGATCTGCTGCTGGCGCAGCGTGATGGCGCGCTGGTTGATGGCCTGCAGCCGGGCCATCGACTGCTTGAGGCTCTTGGAGTCGCTGGCCTCCATCAGCCCCTTGATCGCGCGCGCGGCATCGCCCTCGGTCTGCACGCCCTTGTTGAGCCTCAAGGACTCGTTGACCATCTCGGTGCGGTCGGCATCCCATTCGGCCAAGTTGCGGGAATTGGGGTCGGTGATGCCTGCCTTGTTACGCATCCAGCCCTCGGCGGCGGCGCCCGGACGAACATCGAGCGTGCCTGCATCGAGGCGACCGAGATGCTTCTGCGTCATCAGCATCACGTTCTCCGATCCCTGCAGCTGGTCTTGTAGGTCGAATGCCTGCTTGATCGCAGCCGGCGGCATCGGCTTCTCGGCGACGGTCGGCTTGTCCGCCGGGCCGCCGGGGATCGCCCGAAGGCTGCCATCCGGCAGGCGCTGGTAACCGGACGGCACGCCGCGCTGGGCGACGGCATCACGATCCAGGTCCAGCTGCGCCTGCTGATAAGGCGTGATAGCGGCTGGTGCCTTTCGCAGCTGCGTGCCGCCTGCGGCCGCGCCGCCATTGGGCAGCTGCAGGTGCACGTGGTCGCCCTCGTCGATCGGCTGGTAGCCGAGCTGCCGCGCGCGCGCCACGAATGCCGGCTTGAGCGCCGCCGGGACCGCGTAGTCGGCCGCCGTGCCGGCCAAGTGTTGGCTATTGGGCTGGCCGCCCACTTCCGCGTTGCGCTGCGGCGTACGCGTCCCGCTGGTCATCTGGACGCCAGGGAACTCCATGGCCAAGCTGGTGAAGTCGGATGCCTGGCCACCCGAAGAGGCAGCGCCGCCCACCGCGCCAGCCGCAGCTGCCCCCACCGTACCGCCGGGATTCGTGTTGACCGGCGTGGCCTGCAAAGTGCCCTTGTTGACCCCGTAGAAACCATCGCCCGAATCGATGATCTGGACCTTCGGGTTGTCCTGGCCGAGGGTCTGCGTGCTGCCGTTTCGCATGATTGCCACGCGGTTCCCCTGCGCATCCACGTAGGTGGACTGCACCTGGCCCTGCCCGTTCTGCGTGGGGTCGAGGTGCGCGGTCTGCGCCAGGAAGCTCTGCACGCCGGCCATTTCCTGCCCGGGGTCCATGTCCATCGGGTACTGCGTACCAGGCTTCAGCGTGTCCATGAACGGCTTGATGGTCTGTCGCGCGGCCATGATCTTCTGCTGATCGCCGGCTTGCAGCGCCGCCTGCAGGAACTTCGCCGCGCCGCGCGCGCGCAGCGCGATCGAGTCGCCGCCGGCCTGGTACTGCTGGGCGGCCTGCGGGTTGATCGCGGCCGCCTGGGCGAACGCGGCCGGGTCGCCTGACACCACCTGCGGCGCCAGCTGGGCGAGTCGGTTCTGCTGCCGCTGCTGATGCTGCTGCTCGGTGATCGCGTTGCCCGCCTGGTAGGCGCCCAGAAAGTCGGTGAGTCCGTTCGCCATCACGCCGCCCTCGCGAAGTTGTACAGGTTGTTGCCGAAGTTGGAGTAGCTGCCGGCGCCGGTACTGGCCTGCTGGCCGTACAGCGACGCGATGCCGGTTGTGCCGTAGCTGCTGGTGCGGCCGCTGCCGGCGCCGTAGTTGCCCAGCAGGTTCGTGCCGATGCCGGTCAGCAGGCCGGTGAGCGCAGAGTTGGTGGAGCCGTTGGCCAGCGCCGTGTTCGCGTTCGTGTTGCCCACCGCATTGGCGTAGTTGGTGTTGTTGCCGGCGAGCGAACTGGCGGCGTTCTGCCCCATGCCGGCGATGTTCTGCAGTTTGTTGTAGAAGTTGTCGTAGTTCTGGGTGGCCAGGCCGGTGCCGAAACTCAGCAGGTCGGCACTGTGGCCGCCCGAGTACAGGCTGCCGCTCGCCGCCGCGCCGCGGTCCAGCGTCTTCAAGCCCTGATCGCGCGTCCAAGCGTAGTCCGGCGACTCGATGAAGCTGGCGGTGTTGCCGGCATTGAGCTGCTGCAGCTGCGTCAGCGCGTTGGTGCCGGCCGTCATGTACGGCTGCATGTTCGCGTTGTTGGCCGCCCACGAGGCGGACTGCGCCGAGTTCGACGCCTTGGCAGCGTCGCGCGCCGCATCCTTCTGCTGATCGGCCGAAACGGCGCCGCCGATGGCGGTCACCGCCCCGACCCCCACTGCTACCCAGCTCATGGCTTGCCTCCTTCGTGCGTGATCGCCGGCAGCTCTTCCGGCTCGATGAATTTCGACTCGATCGACGCGACATCCTTCAGCTTGGTCGGATGGACGTTGACCCAGATAACGTCGGTGTGGGCATAGCCCGCTTTCTTGCAGCCGGCCGGCGACGCGAAAATCGCCGGCGCGCGCAGCCGGCGCATGCCCTCCGGCGTGGTGACCTCGATCTCGCCCTTCATCAGGAAATTGAGGGTCGAGAAGCGGTGCACTTTCCCGGTCAGCACCGTGCCGGCGGGAATGAACACCTCGCGCCCGTAGATGCCGTCGGCAAAGTAGTGCGTCACCGGAATATCGGCCGGCGGGTGCTTGCGCAGTTCGTCCTCGAGCGCGCGCAGCTGCTCCCGCGTTGGGTGCTTGCTGGGCAGCGCCAGCGCGCCCGGCAGTGCGCCAGGCTTCTGTTCGATATCGTTCATTCCAACGCCTCGATCATTGCCACGGCGCCATACAGGTCGCGCTTCACCGGACTGGAAACGCGGATCTTGAATACCCAGTCGCGGCCGGGACCCAAGCGCTTAACGCGAACGCGCCGCTTGAACTCGCCGAGTTCACCGAGCGAGCACTCGCGCCAGTTCGACCAGTTGCTTCCGCCGTCCTTCGAGTAGCAGATTTCGACCTTTCGATCGCTCATGGCGTGTATCCGTCGGTCAGCACTTCGATTGACCATCCCGACGTATGCGACACGCCCGACTGCAGGCCCTTGAGCGTGATGCGGATGCCGGTGACGCCGAGCGATAGCGACCGCTCGATCGGGTTGGGGAGCCATGCCGTGGTCGGTGTCGGCGAGGCGTTGGCGACGACCTCAGTTCCGCCGCCCGAGAGCAATTCAATGTTCGCCGTGGCGCCGTCCGTCGCGGTGAACAGCATCGACCCGATGCGCAGACCAAGCACGCCGGTCCCGGTGATTTCCAGCAGCCAGCCCGTGCCGCCGCCGGGGATGTTCCCGAACCGGTTTTCCCCGATCACCGACCCGACCATGTAGCAGCTGTTCGCGTTCGGATCGGGCGTGAACGTATAGGCGACGTTCGTATCGGCGATCCCCTGCCACACCGGCTCAGGATCGGGACCGGGCCCAGGGCCATCCGCCGCCACCGTCTCTTCCATGCCCGTGCTCATCAGCAGCTCGAGCAACTGCACGCCGATCAGGCCCTGGTTGTTGTGGATGACCCCGGAGACACGCTCCGATACCAGCGGCTGGTCGCCTTCCAGCATGTAGTCCTCGTCGAGGATCCACAGCTGGCCGTTTTGGAAATCGCCGCCTATCCACTGGCCGTTCCAGTACACCAGGTGATTGAGGCGCCAGCGATCGAGGCCGAACGACTGCCGGCGGTGCCACAGCCGCGGCACCACATCGTAGCCCCAGGTGCGGCCATCCGGGAACGTAAGGTAGTAGACCTTGTGCTGCTCGCTCTCCCACTTGAAGCCGAACGCCTGCTGCCAGTTGTTCTTCCGAATCGCCTTCTGGATTGCACCGGTGGAGATCGGCACGGCCTGGTAGCCGTCGAGGCGGTAGATCACTCCGTCGTTGCCCAGCCACATGAGGCTGTTGTCCAGGTTGACCACGCTGTCGCCGCTGGCGCAGCCGCGCTCCACCACGATGCCTTTGTTGCGGAAAGTGCCGGTGCTGGTGCCGGCGTTGTAGAAGAATTCGATGGTGGTCTCGTTGAACACCACCGCTTCGCGCTGGCTCACCGCGAGATGCACGATCTTGTCCGGCGATGCCTCGGACTCGTAGCGGTCCAGCGTGTTGTAGGACTTCGCGTTCGCTAGTTCCGAGTGGAACCAGAAGCGACCGAACGGCTCCACCTGCAGCAGATAACTGTCCATGTACGCCGCCGAGCGCGCGCCGGGGTAGCCTTCGTCGGTGATGCGCGCCAGGTTGCCGGCGACGGTGTCCCAGACGTAGCCGCTCTGTCCGTTCACCACCAACAGTTGGTTGCCGCCGGTGATCTGGTTGTGCGCCATCCTGACGCGGTCGATGCCTGGGATGACGCCGCGCGCCGTGGCCACGCCCTTCGCCGACACCTGATACAGCTTGTTGCCGGAGACGCCGAACAGCGCGCCCTCAGCGACGTGCAGGCCGCGGATGGGGCCGTTCGCCAGGTTCACGAACGGGCGCAGGCCTGGCGGCGATGCCAGCTTCCACGGCGTGCGCGTGCCCGCCGCCTCGGCTTGCTCAGGAAGCCAGTTGACGGTGTCCTGCACGGACCACGGCCGGCTGTCGTCGGTGTAGAAGCCGCCCAGCAGGTCGATCGGACTGGCGGCCATCAGAAATATTCCGTCGTCGCCGGCTCACCGGCTTCGAACTTGTCGCGCAGCTTCCACAGCCGCGCCAAACCGTCGATGCTTTTGCCTTCCAGCTCCATGGCGCGGTCGCCCACCGGGTAGGAGCCCGCGCACTCGCGCGCCACGACGTACACGAGCGGGATCATGTAACGGGCCGGAATCTCGCCCTCAATGTCGAACGGCAACAGGCCGTCCTCGTACAGCTCTTCGAACTTCTGCTGGGTCTTCTCGCCGACCGTCGCGGTGTCCTCCGCCTCCGGCGCCTCGGCGGCATCGACCATGCGCAGTTCCAGCAGCACGTCGCGCACAAACTTCTCTCGACTGTAGGTCGCCATCGGTCATCCCAAAAAGGAACGGGGGCCGAAGCCCCCGTTCAAGTCCACCTGCGCTAGCTGTTAGGCGTCCTGCGCAGCCGCAACGAAGCCGGTCGCCACGCTCCAGTCGATCGCGTTCGCTTCGTCCTGGCCCCACTGGATCTTGCCGATGCCGCGCATTTCCATGAAGCCCACGCCGTTCTTGAAACCGTAGTCGTCTTCCTTGCGCACGGTGGTCTTCGTGGTCTGTGCCCAGGCCACGCCCAGCGCTTGCGCGCCGCACATGTAGACCGGCGACACCAGGGCGCCCGAGTCGCCCACCGCGCCGGTGTCCTGAATCTCCGGAATCTCGCGGATCACCACGCCATCCCACAGCAGCGAGTTGGTGCCGGTGAACAGCGGGTTTTCCTTGCCCCGCTCCATGGCGTCCTTGTGCACGTCGGCCATGTCCAGCTTCAGGTCGCGGAACGGCTTGGTGCCGACGAACAGCACATAGGTCTCCTCGTCCTCGCCGTAGCGGTAGGGCCGGATGCCCTCGCCGTTGACGGTGACCGCCTGCTGGGCGATGCGCTTCAGCAGCGATACCGTCGCCTTGTTCAGCGTCTCGGCCGCGGTGATGCCGCCCAGCGCGGTGGAGTGCGTGGCGTTGTAGTTCGCCAGCTCGCGGCCGTACAGCACGCGGTCGGAGTTGGCCACGTTCCAGGCGTTGCGCTGCGCCGCGGTGGCGGTGGCGTAGGCGATGCCGTTGATGGACCCCAGCGCGATGGTCAGGGCGTTCTTCAGGTAGCGCATCGCCAGTTCCTTCAGCGCCACCTTGCCGGCGTTGCGGATGTCGAACGCAGAGGCCTGTTCCTCCTCCATGTTCACCACCACCGCATCGCGCACGACGCCGACCTTGACCTGCCAGCCATCGTTCGGCAGGGCCTTCTCGTTGCCCACCAGCGCGGTGCTGCCGGTGTTCGGGCCGGTGCTGGCATCCAGCGCGCCGACCAGGTTGAAGGTGATCGCGTCGCCCTTCTTCTTGGCCAGGTCGTTGTTCACCTGGATGATGGAGTTCTCGTCGCTCCCCATGTAGCGCTTGTAGCGGTTCGCGCGGACGTACTCGCGGAAAAAGCCATCGTCCCACTGCTTGGCCCGGACTGCCGGGCTTGCGGTCGTATCGGTCATTGCTGTTCCTTAAAAAAGATTCTCGAAAACGTCGCCAGTGCCCGGCCGCGTGGTTGCGGCGGCGCTTCTGGCCGTGGATAGATCAGGCGGGATGCGATCGAGGGTGGCAGCACGATCAGCCTGCTTCTGCGCGAATTCGGCTTCGACCTTTGCCCGCACCTCCGCCTCGATCTTCTGGCGGTAGGCCTCGGGGTCTTGGATCTGCGCCATCTCGCGCAACTGCTTGCCGAGCTTGTAGGCCGCGCGGGCGGGGTTGGGGGCGTTGAACACCTGCTGCACGATCGCCGGGTTGCCTTGGGCGTGCTCCTTCAGCGCTTCCAACACCTCGTCGTAGTCCGGGAACTGCTCGCGTGCATCAGCGTCCATCGCGGCATAGAACTGCTGCCGGATCTCGTGCTGCGCTCCCTTGATCGACTGCTGCACGTATCCCTCCGGGTTCTCGAAGAACCCCGGCTGTTCCCGTGCGCCCTCGACCTCCCGCAGACGACGCTCCAACTCCTCGCGTTGCCGCTGCTCGTTCTGCCGCTTCTCACGCTCCGCCTTCAGTGCGGCGAGCGGGACGCGCTCGTCCTTGTCCGTTGCTGCGGCCGGCGGCGCCTCAGCTGCTTGTGCCTGCGCTGCAGGCTCGCCCGTGGTCGCAGCTGCCGGTTCCCCGGTTGCGGCGGCCGGTGCATCGGTCGTCGCAGATTCTGGGGCAGCCGTCGGCTGCGTGATTTCGTCAAGGAAGTCACGTTCATTGCTCATCGCTGGTTTTCTCCGTTATCGACCTTGCGCCGTCGTCGCGTAACGCGCTTTTGTGGGCGCGACCACTACTGCAAAACCACGCCCACCGGAGCCATTTGCATGGCCTGCTGGGCGCGGTCGGTGATGGCCTCGAACCTGTCGGTCTCGGCCCTGAACTGCTCGGTTTGCAGCTTCTTCGCGTCCAGGCTGCGGTCGGCCAGTTGCTGGTCGGCCTGCTGCAGCTTCTGCTGCATCGCCTGTAGCTGTTCCTGCAGCTGCTGCATCTGCTGCTGGACCTGCGGGGGCACGCCGCCCTCCTTCATCTTCTCCAGGATGCGATCTTTGTTCCGCAGGCTGGAAGCTTCGATAATCATGTCGGTCGAGATCGCGCTCGGATCGGCCTTCTTCAGCTCGACCAGCGCCTGGAACTGCTCGGACTGGATCGTCACCGAGTCCGGGCCTTCGTCCACGATGATGTCCACGTCCAGCTGTGCCACCGCGTTCTCGATGCGGAGCACACGGGTCGGATCGATCTGCGCCAGCTGCAGCAGCTGCGGGCTGGGCTGCTCCCCGGCCTCTTGCAGCCGCTTCAGCTCGTCCTGCACCGTCACCGGCTTGTTGATGCCTACCCAGCGCAGGTTGCTCTCGTCGTCGGTGACGCGGACCCACTTCTCTTCCGTCCAATACTGGCGGACGCGGTTCCAGCAGGACCGATACACGCGCAGCGACCACTCGCGCAGCGCATCGAACGGGATGGCCAGCTCCTGCAGGCCGGACTGCTGCAGCGCCTCCACGGCGCGCCCCGACGGCGCCTTAACGTCGCCCTCGATCGCCGGGTTCACGCCGCTGGCGTCGATCTCCGCCTTGGCCTCCTGCA